AACAATAACAAAACAATAACAAAACAATAACAAAACAATAACAAAACAATAACAAAACAATAACAAAACAATAACAAAACAATAACAAAACAATAACAAAACAATAACAAAACAATAACAAAAATCATGTAATAATATTATTTGTAAAATAATAATATTATTTATAAAAGAATAATGAAAATACCAGGAATAACTAACTTACTTAGCATCTTCTAATAGATGAGCGATTCCAGTAACTTTACGGTATTGCTTAACTTTGTGTTTTTTTGTAATTAAATGAGAAATACCGCTAACAGCCTTAACCTCGGGTTTTATATTAATGTGACCAGAACTCGCGATAGCAACTTGTTCTTTAACCACCTTGGCGAGTGCGACGACGGCTTTGGGTGAAGACATTGGGGGTACTGGTGTGTTATTAAATCGAGCATAATTAATCTTGCCCACATTTTTAGAAACAGAAGGCTTGGACACAATAAAAAAATTGTTCATGATTTCTATATATACTACTTGTATAAAAAATTAATTAAACGAACAAAATTAAACGAACAAAATTAAACGAACAAAATCAAACAAACAAACAAACTGAATCTTCTTCCGATATTCTGATATGTAAAATAATACGAATGCGGTTCATATCAATAATTGTCTAAATCATATTATTTATGAATCATATTTATTATTCAGATGTCTTATCTTTACACCACTGAATAATAACTAATTCCATAATCCATATTCTACATTCCATAATCAATAAAACAGAATACGCATAAAAACAAGAGTGATAACTATAAGTTGTCTACAGATGAAAAAGTTATTTATAGTAGTAGGTGAAATATCGCTATTATCACAAAACATATAAATAGGTCCATACCATGTTTTCGTATTCCACAGATATCGTTCGAGTTTGAGTAGTAGACAACCTTTAAAATAAAAATTTGATACAATAATTAAAGTCCATATTATGAAAGCACTATAAAAAAAGGTAGAACATATAGGATACGATAATAGAAGAAAGTAAACAATGAATTGAAGTAAGAGATGAATAACAAAGACAAAGAATCCATTGAGTCGATTATTATTCGAAATATAAGTTCTTAAATAATATTCTATCCATGTAAATATTCGTTTAGTATTATCTTTAGAACTGGTACTAAAATATTTAATAAATTCTGTCATCAATATTAGATTATATTATACATAGTTTATGTTTGAACAAATTAAATGTATTCATTCATTGATTCGTTCATAGATTCATTCATTGATTCGTTCATAGATTCATTCATTGATTCATTCATTGATTCATTAAATACGAAAATAAAACAAAAAGAGGTTATTTCTAAAACGGATAATGGACATTATCAATTGCGTCGACATATAAAGGCGAGTAATCTCTTCGTCGTTTTGATGACCACATTCTCTAATTTGTTTATATTAATCTTGCCTTTGGATGCGTCGATAATAATAGAAATGACATCACTAGCATCACATGTTAAAAAAGAAACAAGTTGGTCTTTATTCTGGCAAATAACATAATCAGAACTTAATATGTGATTTAGAACATCAATCACTACATCTAGTCGTTGTTTACCATGTGTAATGTTTGTCGCCTCGACAATTTCCATCGCTCGAATGATCATTTTCATAAGACCAGATTTATTTAATGGTGTATCAATGTTATATAATAGGGCAGTGAATTCTTGTAGCAATTGACCCTTGATTACATATATAATACCTGAGTCAGCACCAGCACCAGCACCAGCACCAGCACCAGCATCAGCATCAGCAGCAGCACCAGCACCAACACCAACACCAGCACCAGCACCAGCACCAGCACCAACACCAGGACCAGCATCAACCTCAGCACCAACATCAGAACCAACCTCAGCACCAACCTCAGCACCAGCATCACTACTATTATAGATACTAATAAAAGTGTAATTATTCTCCTGAGGTTGATCAATATCCTGGTTAAGGTTTGTGGCCGCTTGTAGTTTATCATCAAGAGTAAGCTCCATTACATGTGAACAAACAGGAGAATTGGGTCGTGGCGACATTGGTAACAAATCATTATTTTCTTCAACCGAATCAAAATGTAAATAAGAATTACTAATGTCGCGATTATCGTAATCATCCGACTCAATTGTATTATTTGAAACATCAACACCAACATGAACATACGGAATATCGTGATTGGACATAGTATATAATACTATAATACCAACACAAGTATTTATATTTATTTCAGTAAATATAAATACTATATAATAAGAATAAGCTCAATCAATCAATCAATCACCGGAACCATCAATAATATCAGTAATATAATTTTGTAAGAAGGTGGTAGATTGTAGACGATCAGTATGTTTTTTATAAAAACTATAAGTCGAATTTTTAATTGGAAGTGTAATATGAATAATATTTGTGTTGGGGGAAGAAAAGTTGGAAACAGAGACGGATATTTCTTCCAATTCGGAATATTTCTTATTCATTTGAATGAGCATAGAATCTTCTTTAACATATTGCCAACCATAATCGGTTAATGGGTCTAGAATATTTTTAAAATCGTTGTTTACGACAAGGGTTCCGACCATAGGATAATATATTATATATAGTAAGCCCAAAACTTTAAATGCGTTATAAATAATGTATTTGGTTATAAATAATGTATTTGGTTATAAATAATGTATTTGGTTATAAATAATGTATTTGGTTATAAATAATGTATTTGGTTATAAATAATGTATTTGATGAAATAATACTTATTTAAATCGTGCATAAATAAGTATCTGACAAAATCAGAACAATAAGAAGTATGTTCGCTCTCATTCGGGATCGAACCGAAGACCTAACGATTAACAGTCGTACGCTCTACCAACTGAGCTATGAGAGCAATGCGAACATTTTAACGACATATTCAGGTCAATATGATAGACATTAAGGCTGTCGTGGATCTCCTTATGTAAACACCCAATGAGGGGCTCGAACCCTCGACCACGGGCTTAAAAGGCACGCGCTCTACCGACTGAGCTAACTGGGTAAAGAACCTTTTTACTTAATTAAGACATGTTCAGGTCATAAGCTCCTACCGAGATTCGAACTCGGGTTTCAGGATTCAAAGTCCTGAGTGATAACCGCTACACTATAAGAGCAAATTGCGCGGAGAGGGGTTCGAACCCTCGCATCGTATGATAGTGGGTCTTAAGTCCACCGCCTTAGACCACTCGGCCATCCGCGCATTAAATAGTTTGAAGACATATTTAGGTCATTGCTCCAATGCGGGTTCGAACCGCAGACCTTCGGCTCATAAGACCGACGCTCTAACCAACTGAGCTATAAGAGCAGAGAGCTCCCTGTGAGAATTGAACTCACGACCACTACCTTACAAGGGTAGCGCTCTACCACTGAGCTAAAGGAGCATACAAACCAACCACATACAAACCAAACACATACAAACCAAACACATACAAACCAAACACATACAAACCCTATAAAACAAATATACAAATACTACAAGCACTGACTGACAATATATGTAAATATTACCAGTCAACGCAGGATGCTGGTGTATTGAAGTAGACAAGCTATTATTTATTAAAATAAACAATAACTAACTATCCTACACCGTGATTTAGCGTATTACCACTTAATAGCTGTAAGCATCCCTTTACAATATAGATAAGCGAAGTGTCTTTAAATGGTAATAACTAAAATATATTAAGTATATTAATTGTTATGAATATAGTATTAGATAGTTAGGGTGTTTATCATAAAGTCAGGTTATATGACTATCAATCAATCAATCAATCAATCAATCAATCAATCAATCAATCAATCAATCAATCAATCAATCAATCAATCTGATAATTGTTGTTCTAAACAATTAGTTTAAATTATATAGGTAATATATAATTTAAACTAATACGCATGAATGACTTCGACTTACACATATCATTAATATTTGAATTGTTACTGATAACAATACTCATTGTAAAAATGTTATTTATATTATCGATTGTATTGAAACTTCAGGCAATACATATCCATGATGATACCCAAATCAAAAGATATGATGACTATCAGACTATATGTCATAAAGGGTTTACCTTTTTAATGGGAATATTATTAATTATAGTATTTGATCCTCGTAAATATCCAATTAAAGTGTGTGTATCAGGACATACAAAGCTTTACATTTATTTATTTGGTTTGTTATCTATAATTGGTGTTTTACATGATTATTACAATACACGTGTATTACATAATAAAAAAAAGTAATTTAACTACAGGCTATATTACACTACATTAAAAGATATTAGTATACATCGATGGACCGCCATAGATTGTGCTGAAAAAAATTGAAGTTTTTTACGATAGTTCCCGTCTGTAACATCCAGTAAATTTCAATATTAATTATTGAAGCAATGAATTTCCAACAATTTCTTCAACACAGTAAGTTAGATTCGAAACCATATCAATCATTTGGCGTAGATTGGTGTATAGAGCGTGAGCGATCAACCTCAAAATATTGTAGAGGCGGTATAATAGCCGATGAAATGGGACTAGGTAAGACAATCATGATGATAGGGCTAATTGTATGTAATTTTAAAATGCCTAATCTTATTATTCTTCCCGTTGTTCTAATAGAGCAATGGAAAGAACAGTTCGAAAACACAACCGGTCATACCCCCATTATTTATCACGGGGCAACTAAAAAACGGATATCACTCGAGACATTACAAAAGTCTCCAGTAGTGATAACGACCTACGGCACAATCTTATCAGACGCAAAGACACAAGCTAAAAAATTACAATCAGTGAGTTGGACACGAATTATATGTGACGAAGCTCATCATTTGCGCAATAAGAATACACATATAACAAGGGCGGTTCTTCAGCTTGATTCCAAAATTAAGTGGTTGATTACTGGAACCCCGATTCAAAATCACATAAATGATTTATATTCATTGTTTGATGTTTTATCTATTCCCAAAAAGGTGTACATAAATACAGACCATATAAAGGATGTAGTCAAATCAGTTTTACTAAAACGCACAAAATCAGAAGTTGGTATTCAAATTCCGCCAATATATGTTCATCGTGTTGCTACCTCATGGGAAAATATGAAAGAACAAAAACTCTCTGAAGAAATTCACGACAATCTACAATTTAGTCGTCGTTTAAATAAATCACAACCAGTAGTAGTAGACCGAAACGAGCAATTGCGACCGACAACGACGAACAATGGGATGTTATTGGCGATGATGATGTATGCTCGAAAAATGTGCGTTTATCCTAGACTGGCATGTGAAAATATAAAAAAGGTGGCAAGTCTTGGTCTCGTTAGCGGAGATAACCTAGATGGAGTAAACTACGCTAGTAAGATGAATGGAGTTGTGAATAAGATTATAGAGAGAAAACATAATGGAAATAATAAGATCATCTTTACAAACTTCAAGGGGGAGATAGACCACCTGAAGACACGCCTCCAATCGTATGGTTTAGTAGTCGATTCAATAGATGGTCGTATTACAAAAAGAAAGCGCCAGTTTATTCTACACCAAGAACTAGATGTATTAATCTTACAAATTAAAACAGGTAACGAAGGATTGAATCTTCAGAAGTATAATGAAGTGTATTTTGTAACTCCAGAATGGAATCCAAAAATGGAAGACCAGGCGATAGCTAGATGTCATCGTATCGGACAAACAAAGCCCGTATTTGTGTTTAGGTTTGTAATGCGTTCATGTGATGTGGCGGATCAAACACAAAACATAGAGATGTACTCAGAAACAGTACAAGAACAAAAGAGAGAAATTGAACAAGAATCGTTAAATAGAGATTAATATAAAAAAGTATATTAGTCAGTCATTGTATTGTTAGTAAATAAAACCCACCCACATATTTTTTATTTTGTTGTATTTTTTATTTTGTTGTATTTTTTATTTTGTTGTATTTTTTATTTTGTTGTATTTTTT